CGATACTATATCAGCGACGTGCTGTCTGTTATGCGGGAAATATCTTCGTTGCTTGACGTAGGTTACGTCTTCGCCGCGGAAATACTCCCCACCGCAGGATTCTCGGAAGTTTCCAACCGAGAACGACTTCGTGAAATTCACTTTCAACCCAAAGGTCGAAAGGGTTTCAATAACAGATTGTACATAGTGTACAGGGACGATAATATCATCTCCGTACACGTGCACTTGTCCAGAAAACTGTTTAATCAGCTTTCGGGACAACTGGGTGTTAAGCTCTTTCTCAATCCCGAGAAAGACCAGGGTCACGAAGACCATGGCCTCAATTGGGAAGGTAAGAGCTGACCCCATTGACGCATACTTGTTCAGGGCAATTACGCCATGTCCAGGTAGTTCGGCATGCGTTGACCGACACGCTAAGACTGCCTCTAGAAGTGAGGGAGCATTAGCGAGGAGGGCCTCAACATGCTGAACACTGACACGATCACTAGCCTCGGAGAGATCCAAGGTTGCAAGTGACCCGTCCAAACTGCCAAGCCTTGCGGCCTGACGATTTGGTTCTTGATCAGTAAAGTGGATGTACTGCGTTAGCAGCGTATCATCCTCAATCTGACCAACAAGCATCTCCATAATGGACTGTTGCATATATTGCATATACGACGGTTCAATGGCGATGATACGGGGTGTCTTCTGCGTTTTTGGAACAGTGATTACCTTAACAGGAATCTCTGATCCAGGGTCCAACCAAGTTGGTCCATTACCGTCAAGCATAGCTTGCCAGTAATGACTCGGTGAGCTGTAGAGAAACTCTGCAGCTGGGAACGAGCGTTCAGCTCGCTCCGTCCACACTTTGTTGAGAAATTTACTGTTACCAGTAAGTTTATCAGCGGTGGCACCGGGCCCATGCTTCGGGACATGCTTAATGTTGTAGATTTTACTGTCTACATCACAAAGTAAGTCTCCGAAGAGTAGGGTTGCAATCCGAGTTACATCATCCAAGAATGGATGATAGACCTCGGACTGAATTCCAACTTCGTTGTCGCACTCGACGTAACCGTCGAACGCAGCTTGAACCCTTGCATCACTGCAAGGAGACTCCAGTTTATTCATCAAATAACAAAACTGACGAATATTCCGGATAGCTGCGATAGATGGCGTGTCGAGTAACACACCAGTCGTACGGTCAAACACTTGACTTGTGAAACCTTGCATAAAAGCAGGGAGACACCCTCGTCTTCGCCAACCAGCGAAGTGAGTAGAGTCTAGCTTACCTAGCTCGAGACATCTTTCGAAGTCTTTCGCAAAAGTAGGCAAAGTCATGGTTAGGAAGCCATGACCTTCGTGTTTTACCCGCTCCGTGACTGTTTTCCAGTCACGGATGGTGCTTGTACCACACTCAGTCCCAAGTTCTTTCAGGACTGTATATAGGAATTGCATTTGCTGTTGGCTTTTCACGCTACCCCTTTCAGGTGTAGTGTCCAAGTCACAGCATCCGCAAACCTGGCGGGTGAGACTAGATCTCGCCCGCCAGCAGTTGGGTCACCCTCGCACCGGAGGAAGCAGTGAGGTACGCGGTCAACGCGTCCACGATCTGCTTCTTTTCGGCGAGAGAGTAGCCCCCCCCACTGTTTGAGCCAGGAGTGTCAACAACGAGCGTAACGCTCATTGAGACGGCCTGGTTCAAAGAGGGATTCAACGCATCGGGCGCAGTCTTACGACTGACCAGACGTACTGCTTGGCGATTTCGCTTCGCAGAGTTCTGGGTGATGGTGAGTTCAAACGCACCATCATCTTTCCGAAACGCCCCAGAAGTTGGGGAGAATCCGACTCGATTGAGAGTCTGGGCGACCGCGTTAACGGTAACTGTTTGTGGGTCGGCGTATGCCATGACATGCATCCTATATTGTTGTGTCCTTTAAGGACGGTGGAACTCTCCGTGAGGAGAGGTGCTAGGTTTTCGACAGCCCGAGGGCTGTAAGAATAGCTAGCTGTTGGGGCGATAGATCTATCGCACCAACATAAAACCCATAAGGGCTGGCACTGAGCCGTAGCTTTTGCGTAACTGTGAAACGTTGCACAAGAGTATGGTTTCCTCTATATGAGAGGAACCGATCGCCTTGCCATACAAATTCCTTCGTGGAGGTAGTTTCCTCCATGATGTAACCGTATGGCATAACAAGGCGATCAGTCCCGAATGCAGAGAGATTCTCCATGAGAGTCCCTGCGTCCGAGAACCAATCTATGGCCCAGGTCCAGGGGGCAAGGTTCCAGAGTGAATCTGGATCAGGTATTACGCCGTAAAGCTTCTGCGCGCGAGACATAGATCTCGCGAACGGATCCTCCGGGATGTAGTACCTATAACACCCACTAAACCACCTCCGCGTGGTGGTGGTTT